AGGATATATTAGTGGATGTGTAACTTCACTAGAGTATCTTGTCCAAGCAGTTAAGTCTGATGGTAAAAAATATACTAGTGCTGGTAAAATTCCTGGCATCTTTCAGATCACACTTCCAGAAGTAAAGGTAGAAGACACACTTGACGAGTTGCTACCGTTACTTGAAGATGGCGATATTATCATTGATCATAGTACCACCGACATAAGAACATGTCAGGAACTGGAACTGTATTGTTCTAAGTTAGGTATCTTGTATATTTTCTCTGGGGTATATGGAGCACATGTTGCTATTGATGTTTGTTCTAAAATTTTTCAATCCCTATCACCAGGTAATTTTTAATGAGTTTATGTCTTGGACCAAGTACGATTATCGGAACAATAACAACTGCAATACTTGGAGTCATGAGTCCTGACCAAGTGAAAACTTATGTTGGAGTTACTTTAGAACCATATGATAGTCATCAATTAGATTTTAAAGAACCTATAGGTTCTTTTGGTGTAGAATGGGATGTCCATAAAAATGTTAGATTATTTGCTGAACATTTTTCTACTCCCGTTCGGTGTGATGATCATCCTGGTGTTAATCATGCTGGTGTAAAATTTTTAGCACCACTATCACCCGACCTTACAGTATACAGTGGTATATCTTTGAACAACTCAAAGTTTGATAGTAATGATAACTTTGATGGACCTTTAGGATCTATTGGTATTGAGTATGGTAATGATTTAAAATTATTTGCTGAATACCTAGGCAGCATAAAAGAATTTGAAGGTGGAAGGACATCTCTAGGACTAAAGGTATTTTTCAAATGATTGATAGTCCAGAAGCACCTGTAGAAAAAGTTCGCGTAGAACGATTGGTTAAAATCTACGAGGATAAAATTAAATGACTCTAGATAATGTCTTACTTTTCGGATCACTACCCTTTATATGTGCCACCATTTATTTCGGGCACAGAAAAGGTGAGAATAACTATTATGAAACCGACGCCTACTCAGGAAATGGAACAGCGCATTAGAATGCGATTTGCATTCGCGATGTCTTCATTCGGGCGAATGTTTAAACCTTCAGGTATATCACAAGAAATGAGAGAACTTTGTAATCAATGGTCTCAAAATACTGATGAGGATCCACCTCAAGGAGATTTATACACAGTAGATCGTTACTTCGTAGAGTTATGGAAAAAACGTTATGAGTAATCCTTACTTTTCAGCACTAGTAGTATTCAGTTCAGTAGTAATTTTTATCTTTTGGGGAATTACCGATGCTTATCCTAATTAGATACACAATGGAACATCAGTGGTCTTTGGGTCTGATGTCCTTCATGCTTGTATTCGTTCCTATTTTAGGAATGTGGTCAGTACACAAATACGGTTGGCAACACTGGGCACCTTTTAATAATGAATCTCATACTTAAACCACTTGACAATCCAAATGATCCTGTATGGTCAGTGATCTTTATGGTATTCCTTTCTGTTTGTATGGCTCTTTATGCAATTTACTATATACTAGGAGTTGATAAGAGAGAAGAACATGGGAGCCATGACACCCCCGAACAGAAAGAGTTGCTACAACTTCCGAGTGACGGAGATCAATCGTGTTCTTGATGGCGATACTATCGATGTCACTATTGACCTCGGGTTTGATTTATACAAGAAAGAAAGAGTTAGAGTTGCTGGAGTTGATACGCCGGAGAAGAGGACGAAGAACTTAGAGGAGAAGGCACTTGGAATCGACGCAACCAACTGGCTCAAAGAAAAACTCGAAGGCACTTTGGCTGGTGATGATGAGTTGTCTGTTAGGACTGAACTTGTTGGTGGCGTTGGGAAATATGGGCGTCTTCTTGGCTGGTTATACGTGGGGACAGACGAGTTGTCCCTCAACGAACAAATGATTAACGAGGGATATGCCTTGCCCTACGATGGTGGAACCAAGAATATGGATTTAGAAGTGTTAAGAGAGATTAGACGCCAACACGGAACTCTGTTATAATATAGTATGAAACATAAACACCATATTATTCCTCGTCATATGGGTGGCACTGATGACCCCGACAACCTTGTGTTGTTGTCTATAGAAGAACACGCCCAAGCCCACTTGACATTATACGAAAAGTATGGTAAGACAGAAGACTTGTTTGCATATAAGTCTCTGTCTAATCAAAGGGATGAGGAGAGACAAAGGGCCCGGTCAATATTGGGTGGCAGGAAGAGTAGTAATGCTGGTCTTGCAAAGACTGAAGAACATAAGAAGAAGATTGCAAAAAGCAATAAAGGTAAGCACGGTTACCTATCAGACTACAGAACAACTGAAGACCAAAAACGTCGTAGTCTATTGGGCAATCTAAAGAGATGGGGTAGAAGAGATATACTGTCACCTACAGGACCTAAAATACCATGCAACATACATAAAGGTAAAGGTTAAGATGCAAAAAGTAATTAACGTTTTAGCAGTACTATCATTTGTAGGAACTGCGGGTATCATCGGAGGTGGTGCTGCGGTATATCTTAATAAAGATTCTATTGTTGAGAATATCAAATCTCAAGTTGCTGGTGCAGCAGCAGAAGCAATCTCTGGAGCACTTCCTGGAATGATGGATGCAGCAATGCCAGAACTTCCTAGTGCCACTGGTGGTGCTATTCCTGCTATGCCTTCTGCTACTGGTGGCGCACTTCCATTCTGATATGGATATCCCTGAAATCTATATCCCCAATACGACAATTCGTATTAGTGATATTCGTGATGTGAATATAAACATGATGCCTGATTGGGTAACTAATCCTCCACAGGCATTACCAATTTACCCACCCGTGTCTACACAGGTGGGTGTTCCTATTGTTAATATACCTGGATGTGTTGAATCACATAGAGATAGTAGTGAGAACCAAACTCTAAAAGATGAAGATAGTGATGGTGTCCAGGTATTTTGTGATGCGGGAACACCTAGTTTTAATCCAATAGATTATGATCCTCGTAGATTAGAGATAGAAACAACATCTCCACCCCCACCAGTCGTCCCAAATACTCCAGAATCACCAGAGACACCAGAAGCAAAGACTGATACTCCACCACCTCCACCAAAACCAGAGTGTCCTAATAGAGCACAAGAATTAAAAAACCCTGTTGGAAAAATCGTAGAGGGTAATAAAAAGATTACTAGGTATGAGACAGTAGGAAAAGAATGTCTCCCTGTATTTGAGAATTTAAATATATCTGATCAGATTGTCCAGAACATACCATCAGCAGGTATGATAACTGTTACTGCTTCTATTGCCGTGGTGGCAACGACCTCGGCACTGCTTGCAAAACCTCTTGCTGACCTTTTGTTAAAAGTGGTGAAACCTGTGACGAAGAAGGTTGTGAAGAAGATTGCTGCCTTACGGGGTAAGAAACCCCCGGTGCTGTCTGCTGCGGAAAGACGGGCAGAGCAACAGGATCGGAACCGGGCGATAAAGATCCTACGGTCGGCACTGAAACCGAAGGGATAGAGTGACGGTGTTGCTTGACAGTAGTTACATTTTGAACTACCACATCAGCACACACTTTAAAATAAGGACTTCTGGGATGGAAACTAATTCCCCTCTGCATTAGTTCGCCACAATTCTTAAGTCTCGCAATCTCAAAGTCTAATCTTTTATTAGCAATCAATTGTTGTTGCATTTGAATTTGAGTATCTGCTGCTTGCTTACAACGTTCTTGTAGTCCTCCATCAAGTGGGAAAGAGATTGTTGCGGATAAACCAAGACTGGTACTATAGTTTTTAGTGTCACCAGTTCTTACTGGTTTCTGCCAGAGTTCACGACCAGGATTATCGGGCACACCATCACCCATCATTTCCATTGTTCTGATAGTCATATCCTGACCATCTTCAAAGGCACGAACAGTTTCACCATCTGCATTCGTATATGTTCTATCATCATACCAAGATTCCCATGGCCAGTTCTTTACTACCTTTTGAGTTTCTACTAACTGACCTTCAAAGTCTCTGTTGTCATACTGAGGTTCCATGTAATGTGTCTCAAATGGATCCTTCTCATTACGAGCATGAGTAATAAATGGTGTGATATTAGCAGTCGGTCCTTGACAAGCAATGCCCCCACCATATTGATTAGTGATGTATGGTCCTTGTAAAACCTGAATAGCTTGGTTCGTAACTGAGCCTGAACTATTAGCGATTGGATTAGCAGTCGCAGAAACACCTCCCACATCAGCAGCACTGACGGGAGATGCGATTAACAACCCGATTACTGGGTAAAGATACTTGTAGTATCGGTTATACTTGTAACCTCTGTTGTTCTTTGTATAACTGTTTGATTTGTCACTCCTGGTCCCATGTAGGTCTGAGTGAACTGGAATGCTGCCCCTGGTTCTGCGATTGTAAAACTCTGTCCATTTAAATCTAGACCAGAGTTGGCGCTTGTTACTTGCCCCTCTGTTCCTCCTAATGGATTCACGATCACTGAGTTTGTTGTTGGGTTGGGACTTAGAGATTGTCCCCCGTTGGTCACGTTTGTTCCCGATACTGAATACTGCCATCCTGTTGCATAATCTATAGAGTTAATCGTTTCAGTCACCTTTGATGTTGTCTCTGTGTGACTCGTCATTGAACCCTGTGTGAAGTTTGGGACCACGGGGACCGCCAGGGCAGCGGCAGGAATAAGACTTACTCCCACCGCAGACATCACAATATATATGATTGTCTTTCCAGAAGTCATGTTTTCTGACCTCCATTATTTAGTGTAGAATCGAGAGTTCACTTACGAACTGACCTGTAGCATTTGTACCAGCACCACCAGCCGTGATTGTGAGAGCACCAGTAGTCCCAATAGTACCTGCTAGAGATCCAGCAGTTCCTGCAGTTGTGGAAGTAATGTTGCCGAAATTTGCTACATCACCAACAGTAACTGCTGCGGTCGGAATCGCATCACCTTCTGTGTAAGACTGAGAGAAACTAAAAGAATTTCCTGGGGTGTCTTGGGTAGCAGAAATTGTACCAGGAGAATAAATTCCACTAGTGATTGTACCAGTAGAAATTGTATTAACTGTTGTTCCGTCAGTAGTATCTACACCGTTGCCTGAAATTGAAAATGTACTACCCAGTCTCGTGACATTGGTGGCAGCAGCATCAACGGTCAATTGAACACTAGAAGATAGTTTGTGTGTAAGAGCACCTGCATTTGCTGCTGATGCGGTCATCAATATCATTATGAAAGGTAGAAACCGTTTCATATATAACACCGTGAAGGGTATGTATACCTATTTAGAAATATGAGAATTGAATGAGAGGTTTGTGTATCATAACAAACAGTTGTTAAAATATTATAAACTGTGTTAAATAGACAAAACTCTTCCCCCAATCATGCAGCGTAAAGAGTGCGAAAAATGTGGTGCAGTTTGGTTAGATGGTCAACACTACTGGCATACTGGTGCTGCTGGTGACAATAAAACTCTATCTAATCTTGTTTGTGGCATAGTAGAATCCAACTTGTGTATCAATCCAGAACATAAGAAAGGACATATCTATGGAGAAGCAGACACTTGGGAAAAAAGAAGAGCATTTGTTGACAATAAAATGAAATCATCGGAGATTTAATTATGCCAAGAGGAAGACTTACTAAAATTGATATGGAATCTAAAATATACAAGTTATACAATCAACTTGAAAATGAATCTTGTCCGCAGGAATATAAAGGAATAGCGAAAGGATACCTAGGAAAAGTATTGGATGTTATAAAGGAATATAGCAACTGATAAATATTTAAAAAACAATGACGTGTAGGTCGGCAATACTAATTGATAACTTTCTTCCACAAAGTGAGTTTGATAACCTTTCCAACCAAGTTTCATCATCACCATATTATACGAATGATCAGTTTGAGGAACCGAGAGATGAACTCTGTACGGTAGCGAGAGAGTTGGTGCTAAAGAGATTGGAACAGATCGGTCTGTATCAACCTCACTTCCAGGAGGCAGCACAACTCTTTGGATACAATCAGTTTCGTCCAGCAAATTATGGGCACGGAAACATCTATGGTCCTCACTTTGATAATGGTGGATATGTCTTCTATATCCACCCAGACTGGGATGAAAACTGGGATGGTAGATTGAGTATAACTAATGCTGTAGAAGACGAATACAAGAGCATCTACGCCAAGCCAAACAGGTTTATATGGATAGAACCAGATACTCTTCATGACATCACAAACACTGCTTCTGATATAACACATAGTAGAGTTACCCATATAGCATTCATGGGCGGTAACATTCATGTAGATCCTGTCGGAGTTGAGCATATAAATATTTTTACCACCACCTGAAAAGTTGTGAATAGATTCAGCAAACTTATTAAAACTTTGAAAGAAGCACCTACTAATAGTATGGGTGGAGTGTATTCATTAAATGAACCAGGATTTCGTGTAGGAATACCAGACGCACCAGAGAAAATATATCCTGATATTGACGGTAACTTTACTGATGGCATCCCTGGCAATCCAGGAGACCCTTTCTATCTGCGTCCAGAAGGATATTGGAATGGTGGAAATAACTGGACAGAGACTGAAATACCTGATGCGAGTCAAGAATATCTTATCAATGACCCTACTGGAAAGAGCACATCAGATTTGATTGCTGAAGATGGGACAGTCAAGACTGCCATGCCACCTGACAGTAGAAGTTTTATTCTTGGACCACTAGTTGATGGTTATGTTTATAACCATGGTTCCGATAATTATTCAAACATAGGTTATATTCAGAAAGATACAAGACAGTTTGTTCTACTTGCTAGAATTCAAGGACAGTTTATTGAGGGGTTACATCCTCAAGGCGGAAGAGTCTGGGATGGAACAGCAGATCAACTAACAATTTATAACTCTAACTTCACTCTTGCTATGGCAGAGTGGTTTAGAGATCAACTTACTGCCAATTCATTTACTGAAAATGTTCCGTACTTCTATAGTGGTGGTGTGCCTCAACAACCACAGACGCCTGCGGAGTGTCCCAACTGCCCTCCAAATATGTTCGGTGGTGTAACACCAGGAACTAATGGTGGATTTGGTAGAGGAACTAATCCCACTCTCGGTACACAGCAAGGTTCATCTACATCAGGTGATCAAGTTGCAGCAGGTGGACCGTTCCTGTTAAACAGGCAGCAGATGGTAGTAACGATACTCTGGTTGCTGATTTTCAACCCAAATTTCTGAAAGATAGAAATAAAGAAACACTTACAGAAACAATAACTCCAAAGCAAAAAAAGATTCTTCGTGAAATCAAACAACCTATCAAAATTAAAGAAGGACCTACCAAGTATAAGATGAACTTTGAAGGTAAGTACTCAGCACAGAATACACCTGATAAAACTGCTTCTGCTGAATCAAATGCCTTAGTAGCATCAGGCAATGCTAAAGGTCATAGGTGGAGACAATCGGATAAGTATTGGTCTGGTTATGAAACTACTGAGAGAATGAACGTCATTCACGATAGAGTTGGTCATGGTCAGCAAGCATGGGACAAGATAATAGATGAAGCAAGAGAGAAGAATGGATGGAGAAACAGAGAGATTCAAGAAGAACTCAATAAGATTGCTCATGAAAAAGCAATGCTTAAAGAGAATCCTGATTACACAAGTCCTTTTGGTGGTGTAGAAATTTCTACTACTGAAAAGAATCTTCAAAATTTTGAAAAAGTTAATAAAATTAAGAAGGTGGTGTCTGATAAGAAAGTATTCAGCAATAAAGAAATCAAACCTGAATATCCAACAGAACCAGCACAGAAACCAAACCCTGCTTCTTTCTATAAAAGTTTAGATCCTACATCTGCTGACTCAATGCCTGATACTGGTAACTCTGAAATTGATAATCTTAAGAATAAGGTTAAAAAGAAAGCTAAGTGATATCCATCAAAGGCGACAAACCTAGTCTATAGGGATTCGTCCAGTACGTCAAGTATAACAACTAGGTAGAGGGTCACAAAGACGAAGGTGTAGTTTACTGTGACAATCACGACAGAGTGGCCAACACTCTTCCACTTCTTTGAAGAATGCCTTGGTTCTTCCAGAACCTCTAAATTGACCTACTGCTCTAGTCTTATCACCTTTTCTAGGGTCAATGTGGTGGAACTCAAGTTCTTTTGACTTGCAACCACAGAATAAACAGGGTGTGGACTCCCTGTATTCATCAATGATTTTCTTACCCTTCTCAACATATTTTCTTTGTCTTTCTCTTTGAATCATTGTCAATATCATTGTGTTCTTGACTTATTTAGATGGACCAATTTTTGAAGTGGATCATAGGGGTTGACGGGAGCAGAGTTATGTCCTATTATAAATAAGTCGAGAGGTTACGGAACCAACACATTCCTTAACCATTTGTAACACCCCTTAAACCAAGACCTCTAGGGTGTATAAAAACGTCTTTCATACCTGTGTCTAAGGGTGATACAGGAATAGTAAAACCATCATTTCCCTGATGATCTTACTTTTTTTTCAGTACAATGGCTAACGCTACACTACAACAACAACAATCCCAATCGTCATGGAATAACTTCTGTGATTGGGTCACAAGCACTGACAACCGTCTGTATGTCGGTTGGTTCGGAGTCCTCATGATTCCAACCCTGCTTGCTGCTACAATTTGCTTCATCGTTGCATTCGTTGCTGCTCCCCCTGTGGACATCGACGGCATCCGCGAACCAGTTGCTGGTTCACTCATGTATGGAAACAACATCATCTCTGGTGCTGTCGTTCCTTCTTCTAATGCAATTGGTCTACACTTCTACCCCATCTGGGAAGCTGCCTCACTCGATGAGTGGCTCTATAATGGTGGTCCTTTCCAACTGGTTGTCTTCCACTTCCTTATCGGCATCTATGCCTATATGGGACGTGAGTGGGAACTTTCTTACCGTCTAGGTATGCGTCCATGGATCTGTGTTGCCTACTCGGCACCAGTCGCAGCAGCATCTGCTGTGTTCCTCGTCTATCCTTTCGGTCAAGGTTCTTTCTCTGACGCAATGCCCTTGGGTATCAGTGGTACATTCAACTACATGCTTGTCTTCCAAGCAGAGCACAACATCCTGATGCACCCCTTCCACATGCTGGGAGTCGCAGGTGTCTTCGGTGGTTCATTGTTCTCCGCCATGCACGGTTCTTTGGTTACATCTTCACTCGTCCGTGAGACGACTGAAACAGAGTCACAGAACTATGGTTACAAGTTTGGTCAAGAAGAAGAGACCTATAACATCGTTGCTGCCCACGGGTACTTCGGTCGTTTGATTTTCCAATACGCTTCATTCAACAACTCCCGTTCCCTGCACTTCTTCCTTGCTGCATGGCCTGTTGTCGGCATCTGGTTCACCGCCCTTGGCGTCTCCACGATGGCATTCAACCTGAACGGTTTCAACTTCAACCAGTCCATCATTGATGGTCAAGGTCGTGTGTTGAACACCTGGGCAGATGTTCTGAACCGTGCTGGTCTCGGAATGGAAGTGATGCACGAAAGAAATGCACACAATTTCCCACTGGACTTGGCTGCTGCCGAATCCACACCTGTCGCACTGACTGCTCCTGCTGTCGGTTGACATACAACTGAATAACATAT